TCAGGCCGCTCCGCTGGCGGCTGGGGCGTTTCCCTCATCACCATTGAAGTGGTGCGAAAGCGCCGCCGAAAATGCATCCGCAATGGTCGGGAAATGCTGCAGCTTCAAGGCATTGATGGCCTCGAATTTCTCACCGCGCACAGTGAGCAATTCGATCGCAGCGACGGTTGCAGACACCTCGACACCCGAGAGCCGAAGAAAAAGGTCGCCCATCGACTTACATTCGAGGCGAGTGGAAACAGCTGACAAGCCGCCGAGCGTAGCCGCAATGACCAAAGGCACATCACCTGCCCAAAGAGCGACTTCGCCGCGCGCGCCGTTCACCTCAAGGGGGAACGCTTTCTTTTCTTTCTTCTCCGCCACTGGTTAAGCCTCCGCAACAAAGGCAAGCGGACCGGCGGCAACGAAAGTCGCCGAGAAATCCATATTGCCTTCCATTTCGCCGCTGAACTCGAAGTCCGAGACGAACCAAGGGCCGGTGTAGGTGCCGAGGCCAGGCACGATGACCTTGGCGTTGAACTTGGTGGCGTCGTTGACGTGCGTAATGAAAGCCGTCGTCTCAGCGCTTTTCACGAACTTGCCCGACCCTGAGAAGGTGCGGTTCTTGATACCCGGCTCCGCCGTCTTTTGAGGCGTGGCGTCAGGGTTCAAACAGTCTGGAATGGTCGTATCGACCTCGTTCGCAGACATGTTGAATGACCGCGTCGTGACGCCGCAAAGATTGTTGAATTCTTCCGGTCCCGGCGTGGTGTTGCCATCCCCGATTTGGATGAGGAGCTTGCGGCCGATCTGCTGTACCATTTTAATCTCCGATGGTTCAGGGCGTTTCGATGACGGCGCGCAGTTCGATCACTGCATGGCCGGTGATATTGTCGCGATCGTAAAAGACACGGTCGCCACGGTGGTCGAGCGTCACCAGCGCATTGCTGGGTAGCGCGAGCGGGTAACCATGCAAGGCTTCCCCAATGAGAAATGCGATAGCGCGAACGTCCTGCAGGGCGTTCGGGGTTTCAGCGAAAGCGTGGATGACGAGGCCTACAGTCGACGATCGAAGCTCAGTGCCGTCTGCCCGGCGGACATCCGCCTCACCCATGACGACATAAGGAGGAGAATTGACTTCACCGGGCTTCAGGAAAACGCGGCCTTCGCCGATCAAATCAGTCAAGGGCGCATAGGTTCTCAACCGGGCAGCCGCCAGCCCGACAAGCTCATGTGCTGGCGCTGCCATTTATTTCTTCCTGTGCTGCCGGATGGCCTTGTTCAGAGCGTTCCGAACCTTCTTCTTCGCCTCGGGCTGGTATGCCCGCCAAGTCGGGAAGATGTGCGGAAATGGTCGCGAGCCGGGATGCTGGTAACCGCCACCCTCACGCATCTTCATCTGCCCCAGAACCGTGCCTCCGCCCTTCTGGGTATTATGGGGCGCTGTGCCGAACTCCAGAAATCGCCAGATGAACTTGGCGAACAGTCCGGCCGCGCTCGGGTCTTTAGTCGGCGCGCGCCCTACCGATTCTGTCGCTGGACGATCCGCAACGCGGTCGCCCTCGATACTCTCCAGATAATCAAGACTTTCGCCAGTCGGCGCTCTGCGCTGGACTTGAACGGCAAGTTCCTTCATCGCGTCGAGCTTGGCGTCGGCAGTGTATCGGTCGGCATCAGGGATGATCGCGTTCAAGCGTTTCATCAGCGCCGCGCGACCCTGGACTTTAGCCTTCAGCATCAGAGGATGCGCGGCTGTGGCTTTTCACCTCGACAGCTTTGCCGCCGGCAATCGCCTCATCAGCGCACTCGCGGCGCACTGTCAATTCCATGCCAGCCTTGTACTCGATGGTCTTTCCACCTGTCGGACGATAATCGAAGTCGCCCGTAAATCGCACGCGAGCCATGCTGCCTCCTATGCGGCCACGCCGCTCTTCGCCTGAAAATAGATGAAACCCGGCATGGTCAGACCGTCAGGCTGCGCGTTGATCGCGTATTCGCGCTCAACGCCGTGATCTGTGATGATCATGCGCCACTCAGAGGTGATCTGCCGCGTCTGTGTGGATGCTCGAACATAAACGTTGAGGACTTGCGTCCCTTCCAGCCGAGCGGCAACGACGGCTTCAGAAAGCCCCCCTGGACGCAGCGCGACCCACACCTTGAACTTCTCTTCCCACTCGCCGGAAACCGGGTTCCCATAACCGTCATCGCCGACCGCTCTCGCCTCGAAACGCCCACGGTTCTTAAAATCTCCGGCCTGAAGCTTCGGTGCCATAAATCACACCCGCAACAAGCGATATGGGTTGATGAGCATCTGCGCGGCAGATGGGATACCTTCACCACCACTACGATTTTCGAACAGATCGCTCACGATCATGAGCGCAGCAACCTTGAACACGCTTTCAGCGCCGAGAGGCACGAGCGTGACGTTGCAATACTGGAGAACAGCCTTCTCAGCGGCATCCATGTAGGCCTGAATGGTCGCGTCGTCATCGCTTGTGTCGACGTGAAGATGCGCCTTGACCTCTTCCAAGGTATAAAGCGGTCCTAGTTCTTTGATGACGACGTTTCCCATAGATCGGCCCTTACGTATCAAGAGATTTGTTCGCGAGAGGCGGCGCCATCTTGTTCTTGACCGGCGGAGCAACCTTTGCGGCACCATCGCCGGCCTTGCGGACCGCTCCCAACGCTTCCAAACGGTCAAAATCGACCTTGTCGAATTCGCGCTCAGATCCTTCGGGATCGCCGTCCAGCGGCTTAATGAGAATTGCCTTGATCATGACTACCTCCTTCGGTTCATGAAACCGGCGCCACAGAGCAGCGCCGGTCGGTATGAGCCGAAAAAGATCAGGTCACGCGGCCGAGATCGCCATAAACGATGGCCTGCGGGCGGTAGATCGCCAGCGCAAGACGCTCTTCTGCGCGGATGGTGACCTTGTTGCGGACGAAGTTGTCCTGATCTTCGGTCGAAACATCGACAGTCGCGTCCTGACGGTCGAAGATCTGGGCCGCAAGATTGAAGGCGCCGACGAGAGCCTTGTCGACGCCCATGGCCTGCGTTTCCACCACAGGCAGGCCCCACAGGGTCTTCTGGATCGTGCCCTGCGGATTACCGATGATGTAACGACCGGTGTCATCCTTCTGCATTTCGATCGCGGCCATGTCGATCGGGTTCATGACGATACCGTTCGGCGGATATTCCGCCAGCGCGGCCTGCAGAATGATCAAACGAATGGTATCGAGCTGCGTGGTTGCAGCCAAACCGCCCGGAGCGGCGAAAGCCGTCGCGGCAGTCACCAAGCCAAGGATGTTCTGGCCGACGCCGGAGCCGTTGAGAAGCTGCTGCTCTTCGACGTAGGACAGGCCGTAGCGCAAACGCTGGTCGATGATCGAGCGCAGGCCGGGAGCGTCCGCAAGAATTTGCACCGAAGTGCGCATCCAGTGGGCGATGGTCCGAACGTTTGCGACCTTGTCTTCGAACTGCAGTTCCGACTGCGGCTTGAGGGCGCCTTCGGCAACCGGCGCGGCATTATTGGTGAATAGCTTCTCCTGTTCGTATTCGATCGAGCTGCTGGAGGTCTCACCAGGCATCAGGAGCGAGCGAACGGTCATACGGCGCTGTGGCAGCTCAACCTGCATGCCGCGACGGTCGGAAGGGATCAGCGCGCCGGCAGAGCCGGGTGCATCCGTCGTCAGCGAAGTAATATCCTTCACCTCCACGAGAACCCGCCCACGCGGACGGGTCTGGCCGGCAAATGCCTTGAAGTTTTCGTCCTCGACGAAACGTTCGCCGGCCGTGCGGGCTTCGTCACCGTCGCCGCCGCGCCGCGCCATCTTCTGGTCGAGCTCATCAAGGCGAGCCTTGGCATCGTTCATGCCCTTGATCGCCTCGTCCGCCAATTCCTTGGCAGTGGCCGCCAGCGGGGCACCCTTTTCGGCCTCGGCAAGCGCTTTTTCGGCGATTTCCTTGACCTTGTCGTGCTTGGTCTCGAATTCGCGCTTGAACTCGGCAGCCAGCTCCGCAGCCGTCTTGCTGCCATTGCCACCGGAGCGATCCGGCATATCGAACATGATGCGCGGGCCGAACGGCATGGCCGCCATGGACGCCACGGCAAAGGCAATCGATCCGCCACCAAGGATGGCGAGTTTACGTCCCGACATGGGAACCTCCAGTTTTCGGTTGAAATCGGGCTTTCAGCCCACAAGGGCGCGAAGAAATTCCACGCCGTCATCGGCCGCGTCGACAGGTTCCCCCTGCCCCTTCAAGCAGATACGCGCGGCGCGCTCCGCCTGAGAATTCGAAAAACCTACCTCAAGGCCCTTGAGCCAGGTCTCGAATTCACGTTCCGTCAGCCGGTCCCCGGCCTTCAGCTTTTCGGTCAGCTCATGCACGGCCTTCGCCGCCTTAACGCTCTGAACGACCGCATTTTCATTGGCGCCGACAGACACGACGCTGACCTCAATCAGATTGAGCTTTTCCAACGTCCAGATGCCGGTCTCGTCGTCGACACTGTGTTTTTGTATCCGGTAGCCAATGGACAGGCCGTCGATGTCACCGGCCTTCAGCAGTGCATAGGCTTCGCGGCCGCGCTGCACTTCCATATTCAGCTTTCCCTGCATCAGCAGGCCGTGATCGTCTTCCTTCGCGGAAACCCACTTGCCGATCGGCTCGTCACGATTGTGCTGCCAGAACATCTTGGGCATGGTGCCCTTGGCTTTGTGGGCGGCCAAGCTCTCGGTATAGGCGCCGACCGCGATAACATCGCCGTAAACGTCCGGCTCACCGCCAAACGTCGAGCCATAACCTTCGAACTCACCGGTATCCTTGAGCGACTTGATCTCAAGAATCGGAGCCGTTTTCTTGTCCATTTCGATCTCCGTTGATGGCATTTACGAGCGGAATGTCCTGCATCTGCACCGTCACGACATCGCCGCCCTCGATTGGCGGCAGGTTTTCCAGCGCGCGGCACTCGTTTCGGGTGGCAAGGCCCATGCGGATGGCCTTCTCGTAAGCCTCATACCGACTGGCGGTATCGCCCCGGAGCAGGCCTTCCAGATTGAATTCGATCGTGATGCCCTGAGACCGGCGCTCCGAGAGCGGAATAAGCTGCTTCTCGACAGACTGCTCCATGCGCTTAAGGCGCTTGCGAAGGGCGAATTTCTGGAAACCGAGGACATCGGCCTCCTTGCCGGTTCCCCAGTTCGAGGCTTTATCCCCGAAGCCGACCATCGCCGGAGGGACGCCAAATATCCGGCAGATCTGCTCACCACTGAATTTCCGGCTTTCCAGCATCTGCGCATCCTGCGGCTTGATGGAAAGCTGCTGCCAGGTCAGCCCGTTGTCGAGCAACATCGGTCGGCCGGAGCGCATGGCGCCGACATACCGCTCTTGCAAGATCCGCTCCAAATCCTGCCGCTGCTCTTTCGAGAGCTGCTGATCAGGCTTTGTCGAGAGGACGCCACCGGGGTTGACGCCATTCTTGAACATAGATCCGGCAGCATCTTCTGCGGCCATCGCATCGGAAAAAACGCTGCTGCAGATTGAGAGCGTCGAAGATCCGGAAACACCATCGCCCAATGAACCCCGAATATGCAAAACATCCGCACTACGCCTGACGTAACTGCGGCCATTATCCGACCAAGAATACTCTAGGTCGCCGTCCGGCTTTCGGGTTACCTTCATCCGGTCTGGGCGGATCGGATGGAGGGCCGTAACGATGCCGCCGGCGCGGCGCTCGATCAGAGCGTATGCGTTGCCGTAAAGCTCAACGCTCGCGGCCATTACCTCCCAGAAATCCACCGCCGTCTGGTCAAAGTTAGGGCTGTCATGCAGCACGAAGTACAGCGGATGATCCTTCGCTACGGTACGAACGCCGTTTTCCGTGCGGTATATCATCAAAGGCAAAGAAGCGATTGTGCCTGCGATAAGCTGGACACAAGCCCACGTGGCCGAAAGGCCGACCGCCGCATTCGCCTGTCCATATCGACCATCTTGCCAATCGGCCAACGTCACCTGATTGGTCGTAAAATTATCGCCGTTCTCGGTCGAAGCAGCGCCCGAACGCCACGGTTCGATGTCCTTCACGCCACTGAGGCGCGCCATAATTCGCCCGAACCGGTTCATGCGTAACTCTCTATCCACGCTTCCGCATCGAATGCAGGAGCTGCTTCAGGATTTCGGCTCATCAGCATGACCGCCGCAAATGTCGCGATCAGCGGGTCAATCTTGGCTTTGCCGGATGTCTGTTTCTCAACCACCACGGCGTTTCCGCGCTGGATGACCTTGGCGTTGCCGACCGAAAACGTCATCAGGTCCTGACCGCCGTGGGAAAATGTCCCGTCTTTCAGCTTTCGCTCCAGCCCCCACACCGCCGGGGACAGCCGAAAACCCTGACTGACTGACACCAGGAGCGGGTCACCCATACCCCTGGACGCCAATTCGTCGATGATCGCCGCAACGCCCTGCGGGTCGAAACCGATGCCGCCTGCCTTCGGCAGCAAACCTGCATCACGGATCCTCTCGCAGACATCAGCAACGCCGAGAATGTCGGCGACTGTATCGTCGCAAAAGGTCAATTGACCGAGATCAGCAATATCCTGCAGGCGAGAAGCGATATCCTTGCGAAGGTCCAAGACATCTCGCTGACACCATGCATGCGACCAGTGCAACCACCGACGCGTCGTCTTGCATCGACCGATGACGGCAGCTGCAAGCAGATCGTCAAGACCGCCGCCATCGACGCCGACAACCGCAACCTCGGATCGTTCGATCAACTCGTCCAGATCCTGAAGCCGGTCATCCTTGGCGCTTTCCCAAAAGTGAGCACCGCGCCAGCTGGTACCGTTGATGGCAATGCCGATCTCAATATTGAGATGCTGGCTCGCCCAGATCGAGAAGTCGCCGACGCCCTTTTCCTTCGCCTCCCTGAATTTTGGCAGAAGGCGTCCGATCGTCACTGATCGGTTGATATTTGGCAGGACAAGAGGCCAGTGCTTGGGGTTTTCCCAAGGCTTGCTCTCATCCGACTGCATCGCCGCCGGAAACTCGTAGAGCATCGGCAGCGTTTCACCTTCGGTAAATTCCCCGTCGCGAACAGCGCGCGCCAGATCAAGTTCCGATTTGAACACGCCCGCCGGCGGCTCAACCGACTGCGTCGTGATGATGATCACAAACCCTTCTGGGTTTGCCAGGATACCGCCGTCGATCTGCGACATCACCTTGGCTGCGTAAGCGATTGTGCCGAGCTCGTGCAGCTCGTCGACAAGAACCCCAACTGGCTTGACGCCCGTCATCACCTTGCTGTCGAACGATTTGACCTTGAGTTTCGCACCGTTCTTGCGGTCCTCGATCGTCTTGACGTGGTCCTTCGCGTGAAAGCGCTTCTTCAGCCACGGATCAGCATCGACCATGCCCTTCGCCTGGTCATATGCCAGTTCAGCCGTGGCCTGCGTCGGGCCGACAAGAAGAAACTCCGCGTTTGGCCGTCGATTTCTCAGCAGCGCGGTCATCATGATCGCGGCGCCGTTCGTCGTCTTAGAATTCTTCTTCGGCACGAGCTGGAAGAACTTCTTCACCGGCCGGTTGATGATGAGAGAGCGATCCTCGCTCATTTCCACCAGGCCAAAGATCGCCGAGACGAAATCCCTTGCCCACTGACCAGCGACGTCGCGCAGGAGCGGCTGACCGGGAACGTCTGGCAGTCGTAGTTTGTTGAAAACGACGACTGCGGCGTCTGCCTCTTCACGGTCAATCGGCAGATTGTCGGGAAGAGGCGACCGACCGTCCTTCAGCTTTTCAAACCAGTCAGGGCAGGAAAGATCCAGCATCATTGCATCGTCTGCGGGATTGCGCCTTCCCAGTCATCCGGCGGACTGTCCGCCTCGATACGGGCCTGCTCCTTTTTGCCGACACGATCTTTCGCCCGCTCGACCTGCTCTCCAAAGATATCGCCGACCGCCGCATCGTGACGCCGGAAATATTCCTTCATGGCAGCGACATTCCCTTCGCGCCCCATATTCCAGAGGGTCAGGATGCCGATTGCCTCAACGCGATCGCGGGCCACATCCCTCGTCTTCAGAACTGAAAAATAATGCCGCTTCAAAGTCGGTATCGTGATGCCAACGGCGCCAGCGATCCGCTCGTTCGTCCAACCCTGCGCCAAAAGGAGCATGATTTTGTTGATGTTTTCCTTCGTCGGCACGTGTTCTGGCCTGCCGCGTTTCCCGGCATTGCGCCTCACGGGATCGCCAAACAGGTCGAAAGCCGTCTCAGAATTATCCATGCCGAAAAAAAATCCGTGAATGAGAGGGACGCGGGTGCGGGGCCGCCGGCCCTTTTGAACTTTTGACCCGCCCCCCCCTTCGAGACGGGAACCGATACCGCCGTCATGGGTTGATGCGGCTCACCTGCCGATCATCAAAGGACGCCCGCATGAACACCGACAAGAAAGCCCGTCGCGGAATGACCACCTACGTTGCAGTGATCTTCGTGCTCGGCCTCATCATTGCTGGCGCTTACGTTCTCGTACTGAAACCCGGTGAGACTTCAGACCAGCCCGCGATCGAGGCAGTCAATCCGAACGGCTAATCACCAACCGAGCCGCGCCCGCTCCTGCTTCTGTTTCTCGCTGTCGTGGTAAGCCTTGGTCACCGTCTGGAGATTATTGATATCCCAGAACAGACGCTCGTCACCGCGATGCGGCTCCTTGTGGTCGATCACCGGGCTGTTTGGCTCGGGATGCTTGCCGGTGCAAATCACGCCAGTCTGCTGGCATGTCCAGTGATCACGCTTCAAGACCTCGATCCGAAGCGCCTTCCATCTCTGACTGTGATACCACTTGCGCCAAGGGATCACCTTCTCGCGCTCATTCAACCTTGCCTTCTCATCACCAGGCGCACGACCGATCCGTGACGGCATCGAGGTCAACCGAGGTGGAAGAGACTTGAGACGAGGAGGCATACTCTAAGAACACAAAAGGCGACCTCTCGGTCGCCTATCATCCTATGCAGCAGCACTTGCCCTGACTTCGCACCTCTAAAACGAGGCTGTCAGAGCCGGGGCCGGAGGAGAACATCAATCCCCTAAGGGAGCATCAGACGCTCCGGTCATCCCGCAGGCAGTGGCGAGACTCGCCGCTGCCTTGTCCGACTCGATAAACCTCATGCGGCTAGAGAGTCAATATCAAGCTCCACGGGCCTCATGCTGCCGAAAAGATTGATCTCAACCTCGGCACGCCAACGGCCGGATGCCACCTTGCGCACCACTGCCTGAAAGTCTGCGAAAGGCCCGCGAGCAATCGTTACATGCTCACCGACCGATACCGGAATCTTCACCTCATCGGGCTGAACACACTCACCTTTCTTGACACCAAGCATAAGCGCATCCATGACCTTCGGTGGCATCAGAAACGGCCTTCCGTCTTGGCCCATGATGCCCTTGAGGCGTGACGCTGATAGAACACCGACGAACGCTTCCTCTGTCGGAACCACGCGAACGAACAGATAGCCACGGAAGAATGGCCGAAAGATATCCACAGGCTTAAGGCCACGACGGGGGCGCGTCCTGAACTTTTCCATCGGGCACCAGCTCTGAATATGGCTCTCGCCCAGTTCTTCGCCGATTACCTGCTCACTGCCAGACCGACACGTTGCAACGACCCAACGCGCCATCCGGTCGAAGCCAGGGGCATCCATGCCCGCAGCCTGAACAAGATGACCGCGAGCCGCACGAGCAGCCTCCGCCTTTTGCTGGCGCTCGTAGAGACGAGCACGCTCATGCGCCGATAGCTGGGCCTCGACCATGGGCCGGAAGCTGATCTTCTTTCCGGTGATCCTATTCTGCATCATCATAACCCTTACCCTCGTTGAGTTTCGCCTCAAAATCCGCCATCGCATCTTCCGGCTGACCCGCCGGGAAATAGAGCCATTCATGACCGGTTGCCGGCAGCCACGGCCATCCGCGACGATCGTGCATCGCCTTCCATTCGGCGGCGAGATCGCTGTCGCGGTGGACCTTCTCGAAGCCCTCGGAGACGACCAGAAGCTCCGGCAGCACCGACGCGCCTTTGGCGTTTGCCGCCAGTTCATGCAGGGTATTCACCTTCGGCCAGCCGTACTTGGAGCGACGCTCCATCTCGACAGCCTTTGCCGCCTCAGCGCTCTGGCTGGCCTGATTGCGCTGGAAAGCCGTCATCACCGGCCATGCCGTCGCCATCGGCTTGAGAAGCTCGGAAAGGCGAAGCGCCATCCATGCACGGCTGAACGGGTTGTGCATCGAGGCAGGCGCCACATCGGAACGAGGATCTTCCAGACGCTCCCAGGCACGTTCCTTGAGGTAGACCGCCGGGAATGTGAAACTGCCGCCTTTGCGGGCCTTCACCGCAGCAACGAAAGCTGGCGTCTTCTCGATGCAGGCAGCACGCTGGTCTGCCGTAAGCTCGTACCAGTTTCGCCGCGTGGCATCCTCACTGCCGTTGGGATAGGTCGGCCAGGTCGGCCACCAGCGGAGGAAATCACGCTCGATCTTTTTCCTGTCTTCCCCGGAAATCGCGCTCGCGCCCTCTCTCTCAGGTTCCTTTACAGGTTCTCTTACTGGTTTAGCGGACTCCATTGTCCGGTTCAAAACGTCGATTTTGTCCGGTTCAAACTGCTGATTTTGTCCGGTTGAAGCCTCAATATTTGAACCGGACAAATTGTCCGCCTCAAGATTTTCGGTCGCCGCGATGAAGCCATCCTCGAAAGAAAGCGAATAGCGGTTTTCCTTGCGGAACTTGCCCTGCCGCTGCTCGACCCAGTTCACCAGCCCCTTGGCGCGCAGCGAGACGAGATGACGGCGCACAGAGCGCTCGTCGATCTCGCAGGCCTCGGCAAGGTATTCCTGAGACGGGAAACAGCCCAAAACGGGATTGTGGCAGTCGGACAGGTGGAACAGAACGCGCGCCTCTGCGCAGGAGACGCCGCGAACCGTGGCGGCCCAATTGGTGGCCTTGTGGCTCATGCGTCACCAGCCTTCGGCTTATTCGGCCGATCGTCCGTGCCCGTACGGCGCTCCTCATAGGCAATCAGGAAAGCAATGCAACAAGCCGCATGCCATAGGTGCGAGCGCCCGGTTTCAGCATCGCGGGATTGCCCCGCCCACCATGCCCACAGATGACGCATGAGGGCGCCGAAGACGCGGCTCCACGCCATGCCGCGCTCCCAGTTGCGAACGCCATACTTCCCCGCACCGAAGGTGAGGATATCGCCGACAGCCGTCATCAGCTCCGGCGGTATAAGTTCCATCTGCGGCTTGCCCGCATCATCCTTGCGCCCCTCTCCGCCGCTCATCGACCGATCTCCCGCTCGATGCGGCGCGCCAGCGAGCGCAACTCGTCAACCTTCGGCACGAGAGCGTTGAACGCCTCTCGGCTGGCCGCTGCCGCCGCATCCGCCTTTTTGGTGAGGTCCGAGACCTCCGACATCGCCGCCGTCACCTGAACCTGCTTTTCCGCATATTCGTCGAACAGAGGATTGGAGCCTGCAGGACCAAAGAACTCGTCACGCGTCTTCGTCACCCAGTCGCGCGGCACGCCGAGATCCTTGGCAACGGCGGTATCGGTCCAGGGCGTCTTGTAAGCGTCCTTGCCATAGACCTCGTCGAGTTTTTCCATGATGATGCGGCGGTCTTCACGCGTGCATTCGCGCGGCGGCTCCGCCATCGGAGCCGGACTGGCTACGGCGTTGGTCATGTTCTTTGTCGCCTTTCGCTGGGCTGGGCGGGCGTGAAGAGGGCAGAAGTCCTTGCGAGCGGAGCTTCCGACCGACCATCCCTTGTTCTGGAAATACTGCTGTGCCGCGACAGGCGGCCGGCGCTTGTGGCCCGTCTGGAACGGGTGATAGGCAACTGCGCCACAATGGGCGCAGCTGATCTTCATGGCTTTGAGCGGGTTGCCCTCGACCGAGATGCTCTCTTCCGGAAAGGTCCGATCGGTCATGCCGCCCAACCTTTCTGCCAGTCCTGAAAATCGGTCCGCAGCTTCAGGAAGCGCTGGCGCGCCACCAGATCGTCATTCAGTTCCGATTTCGACTTGATGTTCAGGATGAACTTCATCCGCGTATCGGCAGCCTGCGCCGAGGCGATGGCGCCGCCCGGTCCCTTGCCCTCCAGGAAGCGCCAGAAAGCCACGCTGTCGCACAGCGCCTTTGCCGTAAAACCCCAGTTTTCCTTACGGCCACGGTCGTGCATGTTGGCGAGCTGACCACGCAATTCGCGCACATTGTCGACGGCGCGGCCGATGGTGCCAAGCAGCAGGAACAGGTGATCCAGCGCGCCCGCGACGAGATCCTGCTCGTCCGCCGATGCGTCAGGATGCAGCGTGAGAATCCGGGATTTCTCACCCGTCGTGCGATGCGCGACGATATGATACCCGTCGTCATCGGCATCGATATGCCAGGTGTCGCCAGCAAGGCGTTGAGTAATCTGACGAAGCCGCAGGATGACCTGTTTTTCGTGCTCACGGTCGTGGGGCGTGCTCATGCCGCCACCTCATCGGCCTCAGCGGCCATTTCGACAGGCACGTAATCGGTCCAGTTCACCCGGATATCGACTGTCTGGCTTCCGTACGTGCCGTCCGGCTGCAGCTCCCAGATGAACCACGCCGTGTTCATGCTGCTGGAGGCAACCGGCCCGGTCCAGCCGTCGCGATGCATCATCGGAAGACGGCGGGAGAAGGACAGCTTCCGCGCGGGCGGGTTTTCGTCGAGCACGAAATTCCGTTCCGGATCGTCATATCCGAACCAGAAATTTGCGTTCAGCAGCAGCGCCATCTTGCGCGGACGGTGGACCTTGAGGGCGTGCGCCACGAACGCGTTCAGGACCGCGCCGTAAGGCGGATTGGTCACGATATCCGGGCGATCCTCGAACGCCTCAGTCGTGAGGAAATCGGCGACCTCCTGAAGCTCGCCATGCGCCGTCGCCGTGCCGTAATCGACGAGGTCGGAGATCCGCACATCATAACCGGCATCTTCCATCGGACGGCTGGTTGCGCCGCGCCCGCAGGAAGGGTCCCACACCAGCGACCCGAATTTCTCCAGCGCCAGCAGCGTGAACATCGCTTCCGGCCCGGTTTCGTAAAGATTGTTTCCGCGCTCTTCCTTCGTCGCCGTCTTGGTGCCAATCGAGGCGCGAAGGCTCGCACGGGTCGGCTCCAGTCCGGCCGCGAGGCGTGCCGCAATGGCGCGCTCCGCAATACCCGGCTCCCGCCGATCCGCATCCAGCAGCTTTTTGGCGTAATGCAATTCCTTGCGGGTCAGCCCCGCCTCTTCCGCCGTAAAAGCGTTCTCGTCGGGAACGCTTTTTGGCCGTCCTTTCAGCGTCTTGCCTTCCTGCCCCGCCTTCTCCCATTCCTCGGCAATGCGCATCTTGGCCTTCACCTCGATGTCGAGAGCGTCAGCCTGAATGCGATGGCACGCAGCAAGACTTTCCTTCAATTTGAAGCGGGCGGAGAAGCTGGCGCCAGCCTTGGCTTGATCATAAACGCCCTCGGCAAGCTGGCGCGCGGCGAAAACGTCGCCATCGGCAAACATCAAGCGCGCCTGGCTGTTGCGCACCGCCAGAGCGGTGAGACCGGTTGACGCCTCTGCGGAGGCCGCCACGACCTCGCCGCCGGAAACGCCGGCATCGAGCCATGCCAGCATCTCCCGCGCCTTGTCGGTCGGGTACCAGACAGAAGCGGCCTTCTTGTCGCGGTCGAGATATCCGTGCGCGTTGACGTTCGTCGCTGCGGTGCGTTCCGCCTGCCCATTATCTTCGAAGCGACCGGCAGCAACAGCGACGCGGACGATATCCAGACCACGCGGGCCGGGAACCTTGAATGGTTTTTTCTGTGGCACGGCCATGATCAGCCCTCCGCCATATTGGCGCGGACTTCGGCGATTTCACGCTCAAGCTCGCGGAGTTGCTCTTCGATAGCTTTTTTGTCGGCGGCGCAGATCCGCCCGTCAGCGCGCGCTTCGCGCAGAGCGTTGAACACGTCCATGGCCTCCTTCATGAAGTCCATGACGTCGCCGTCCGAGAGCTTGTGCGCCTGCGGCTGCTGGCCATCTTCTGGCACAAGACGATAGCCCAGCTGACGCGCGGCCTCGGAAATGATCATCGGGCTGCCGGCGCGGCGATCAGCCTCGACGGCAACATCGACCCCGATCACCTTCTCGAAATTGTCGGGATCATGGATATCGATGTAGCGCGAAAGCACCGGTCCGCTGACACGGGTTAATCGTGCGAAGGAGGTCAGGCCGCCGCCAAGCTTGAGGCAAACCGCCGTCGCGCCTTTGATGGCGATAACGCCCTCGTCTTCAATCGTTCGTATGCTGCCATCTGGACGCACGTTAGCGCTCCTTGCCGTCAAGGTACGGTTTTCGAGAAAGGATTCCGTGATTGCCGCGCGAGGGCGGCCTAGAGATCTGCCATCAGATCAAGGAGGCCCGCATGCCAGACCAACCAGAAAAGAACCGCCGGAGCACGAAGGTCCGCCGCTCCGGCGGCCAGTCACGCAACCGCCTGCCTCACAGGAGCAGTTGCGCGGGGAGAATTTTGAAGGCCGCATCATTCTGCGGCCTCTGGCATGTCAAAAAAGAAGCGGTCTTCCCACTTCACACCTCGCGTCTCAGCAGCCGCTCTGATTGCACGCATATCATCGAGCGAGGGCGATACGCCGCCTTCCCAACGAGACACGGACGCCTGCGTCACGCCTGCGATCGCCGCAAACTCCGACTGAGTGAGGCCAAAAATCTTAGTGCGGATGTGTTTCAACGCATTCATATGCGTATAATATGCGCATACGTATGTTTTGCAAGATTGAAAATATACGCGTTCGCATTTCCCAGTCATCTGACGTGCCGATAGGCTCGTGCCATGATGACAATTGATGAAAAATTGCGCCGGATAATGCGCGCGACTGGCTGGAAGCAGGCAAAGCTCGCAGAACATTTTGGTGTGACGCAGGCCACAGTCAGCCGTTGGTTCTCTGGTTCTGAACCCGAAGGGCCAAGGCGAGACGCTATTAACGCAGCCTACGAAGAACTCATCGACCACGGCCCGCGAGAACAGAGCGGCACCACGGTTGCAGTAATGGGCCGAATAGGTGCTGGCGCTGAAATTCAACCAGACTTCGAACAGACCCCGCCGGAAGGCCTGGAACAGATATGGATACCGTTCGAACTCGACGAGGAACTGGTTGCCTTCGAGGTAATAGGTAACTCGATGCTCCCAGTGTATCGTGAAGGACACGTGATAATCTGCTTCAAAGAGCAGAAGCGTCCGATCGACCATTTCTTTGGCATAGAGGCAGCTGTCAGAACGACCGATGGTCGTCGTTTCCTGAAAACAATCATGAAGGGCGGCCAAGGCGTTGACCTTCACTCTTTCAATGCAGACCCGATCATCGGCGCCAGCCTCGAATGGATCGGCGAGATATTCGCGGCACTTCCCAAAAGTTCTGTTCGACGCCTCGAACAAGCCAAAAGCCCGACATTGTAACCGGACAGCCCAATCCGTATACGCATAAGATGCGCGAATTATACGTTCGCGCATTTTTTTGATTGACGATTATACGTATGCGCATATTATGCATCCATTCAAATCGCATCGAATGGAGTGTGTAATGCCCGAGACAGTTTCTGAACCTTCACGCAATACCATCGTCGAGATCGCGTCCGTCATGCGTGCCCATCCCGGCGCCACCGATACCGAGATCTGCCAGATCGGTTGCTTCACGCGCCGCCAGATCGACCAGTACGGAAAACAGGCCGCCGAGCTGGCGGGCCAGCAGTCCGAAACCCGGAACTGATCCGATGCCGGCCGCTGACTTCACGCCCGACAGGAGCCTGACCTTCCGGACGCCGCCGCCGATCGAGGCCGTCCGTCCGAAGCAAAGCCATTTCCGCGTTCATCTCGCGGACGGCACGAAGCACGATGTTTCAGCGGCCTGCGCAGATGACGCATCCCGCCACGTCGGCAAGCGATTTCCCGACATCAAGATCACCAAGACCAAGCTGATCCGCGACGCGGGCGCAGCCTGAACCGCTAAGCGCGCCGCTGCCATTCAGCGTCGGGCACTGCCTCAACCGGGAACAAACCCATGAAGATCATCCGTGATGCCAAAACCCTGTTGGGCATGCTCGAAAGCGGCAAGCTCAACGAAGAACTTTCCGCCACGCTGCAGGAAACCCAGCGCGGCCTTCAGGAACTTGCCGAAGCCCAGCCGACCCGCTCGTTTTCCGCGACCGTCAAACTCGAACTGAAGCTGACCGCCAAGGGCGAGATGATCCAGTTCGATGCCGACATTCCTGACGTGAAGATGCCGAAGCTGCCGCGCCGCTCCAGCGTGTTCTTCCTCGTCGACGACGGCAGCATTTCCACCGAGCACCCGCAGCAGCTCGACATGATCGGCGGCCCTCGCGAGATCGAGCGCGGCCAGTCGCCATTCACTCGTCCCGCCTGATCGGCGAGCACACCCTCACCTTTCCTCAATCGGAGAATGAACCATGGACCAGCTGTCCGAAACCGCCGTCAATGCCGTCGCCGAACTCGCCAAGAGCGCTGGCGCAACTGTCCTCACCATTTCCGCCCCTTCGAATGCCAAGGGCATTCCTTCATCGGTGCCGGCTCTTCTCGACCCGAAGACCGGCAATGCCACTGGCTTGAAGCCGCTCTTTGACGCATGGCGCGACACGCCGGACCGCAAGTCGGGCACCGCACGCATCACCACTCTGGAAAGCTTCATCGATCTGACCAAGCGCCACGCGACCGAGAATTCCGCCATCTTCGCCGCGACCGACTGGAAGGCACCGTCACTCCTGACCGTCGTCGATTACCACCACAAAAACACTGATGTCGCGAGCACCGAAGGCGAGGTCATCGGGAAGGAAGTCGGCAAGCCGGAGAACGGCAAACACCGCATCGAATACAAGTTCCCGCTGTCCGAGGAATGGCAGGCTTGGGTGAAGATGGACAAGCAACCTCTCAACCAGCAGGCCTTTGCCGAATTCATCGAAGATCACATCGGCGAACTTGCATCGCCGCATGAAGACGAGGTGGCTTTCTGGCAGGACAAGCTCGGCGGCAAGGTCGCATATCCGCACGAACTGAAGATGCTGTCGATCGGCCTCAAGGTTCACGCCGAAACCCGCGTGTCCAACAACGTCACGCTGCAAACCGGCGAAGGCGAACTGACCTGGGAAGAAACCCACCGCGACATGAAAGGCGACAAGCTTATCGTGCCGTCGCTCTTCATCATCCAGCTGCCACCGTTCTTCATGGGCGAAGCTATCCGCCTGCCGGTGCGCCTGCGCTACCGCGTTCGCGAAGGTTCGGTGGTTTGGATATTCCAGATGTATCGCCCTGACGTCTACGTGACCGAGCAGGTCATGCGCGACATGGAGCGTGCGGCCCGCGAGACCGATCTGCCGGCCTATCAGGGCACTCCGGAAATGTCGGCCTGACACGTCCGCTTCGCCTGGCCGCATGCCACCCCTCATGCGGCCTTCGAAACGGATGGAGGTCCAGTCCATGCAATCCAAAGATCACGTCACCACCGATGATCCCGGCCCGCGCGGCGCCGAGCACATGCATTTCGAAGGCGAGGCCAAGCGCCGCGCCAACGCCGTGCCGTCTCGCGGCCTCATTGGCGCGATGCTTGTCATCGCCATCCTTCTCTTTTTCGCGGCAGGCGCCATGGCCTGCCAGCGTCTCGTCGAGTTCAACACCCATCTTTCGCGGGAGCTTGTCTGATGGAAAATATCTTGCGCCTACCGGTCGCGGTCCGCCGCTTTCCGCGTCTCGCCTTCGACAATACACGCCCTGAAGACGTTGCCGCCGAGCAGCGCCGCATGGACGAGCTGTACGCCACAAGGAACTACCTGCATGCAGCGCTGACCCACATCAATCGCGAGATCGATGGCGTCTGCGTGCCGCAGCGCGGCATCCGCGACGCCATCCCTATGGTCGAGGCTGCCCTGTTTCACAATCTCACGCTCGACGGCTGCAGCGAGACGGACCGTCCGCTGCGCAACATGCTGGTCGCACGTGAAGAACTCAGGGATACGAACAATGCCTCGTAATCACCTGCGTCAGCCAGCTACGGCCAAATCCGCGAGCCTCGACCCCGCACAGGTTCGTAGCGCGATCGAGAGTGGCGCCCGCGCCTACGAGGTCGCCGAGCGTTTTGGCATCACCGAATGCATGCTTTCGCTCTTCATGCGCCGGCACGATATCGCCGTGCTCGCCAGCGACCGCTTGCCGCCGCCGGATCTGTCGCGCCCTGATCGTATCATCGTCTGGAAGTCCATTCCTGACCCCATGTCCGGCGTCGCCCGCCGCAAACGCTTCGCTCTGCCGCGTATCAGCATGCAGGTCGCGGCGATGATGGAGACACAGTGATATGTCGCACCCCACGAAATTCGACGGCAGCAACCTGATCATGCGCGCGCCCGCCGGCGCCGAGAACGTCCAGGACATGCACGTATTTCAAACGCGCCACTCCTGCGTTTCGTGCTGGACGGTCTCAGGCGATGAGCTTGCCGAGATCAATGCCACCGGAAAGATCTTCCTGTCAGTCCTCATGGGCGGCCAGCAGCCACCGGTTTACGTCGGCTCCGAATCCACGTGCCGCGCGGTCATGGTTGACTTCGGCCCCGTCTGGCCGATGACGCCACGTCCTGCGGCCCCCGCACACTCTGACACCGATAAGACGCAGGGTCAGTCAAAGTTCGAACTGCGGCGGCTTGCGAAGGTACTTTGGGACGCGCGCAACAAGATCGCCGATCCCGATACCTCTGACGGCAAATCCGCAGAAGACAGCGCCGCACTATTTCGGCGCATAGCCATGGACGCCTTGTGTGCCGACACCACACCGCCCTCGACGCATTTGGTACCGGTAGAGCTGTGCGATCTGACATTCGCAATTCAGCACAACCCGCGCTGCCCCTCGCCTTGGTTGGTTCGTTTGGTCGGCAAGAGCGGCACCATCGACATGAAGCCATACGGTGGTCCGTTCGCCTTCATGAAGCATGAAACCACCGATCGGCTCGGCTTCGGCAAGACGCTGGAAGAAGCTGCTCGCGCTGCGCTCGCCACCACGGAGGGCCAGTAAGATGGACGCTAAGCAGCTTCACATCCTGCAGCACTCGCTGGGCCTCGACGAGTATGGGCGCGGCTCGTTCTACCGGAACCGCTTTGTTACAGGCGTCGGCAGCAAGGATCACGCCGATTGCATGGCGCTGCACGAGCAAGGCTTCATGACGCGCGTTGCCAATGTCGAGATGTTCGGCGGCGACGATTATTTCACCGTCACCGAATTGGGCAAGCTCGCTGCTATCGAGCACAGCCCAGCGCCGCCGAAGCTCACCCGCAGCCAGCAGAACTATCAGGACTGGCTGAATTACGACAGCGACCTGCCTTTCATCGAATACGTCAAAATGAAATCGCACCTTCGCGCCAAGGAGGCTGGACGGGCATGACCGACACGAAGAACATGATGCAGTCCATGGCGTCTGCCCTCGACGAAGTCCTCAATGAAAAGGGGAAAAAGAAAAAGAACGGTTTCGTCCTTCTGGTTTTCCCGCTCGACCGGCCGGAAGGCCAGCGCACGAACTACGTCTCCAACGGCCAGCGCCAAGACATCATCGTCGCGCTTAAGGAGATCATCGCTCGCTTCGAAGGCCAGCCGCAGCAGAGCGGGAGGGCGTGATGAGTATCACCCTTTGGAGACCAGAGCCGAACGTGCTCATTCATCAGGCGCTCGGCAAAGCTTGTGAAGAAGCTTCAGAACTGGCGAATATCCTCGCCCGCTGCCTTATCCAAGGTCTTGACCAGAGCGAACCAGTGAGCGGAAAGCCAAATCGAAAGGCGCTCTCGGATGAGATCGCAGACCTCGATGCGGCCGTTCAATGGCTGCGCGAGCTTACCGGCGAAGAATATGATGAGGAGCGGGCCGACAGGAAGCTGAACGGCTTCCGTCAATGGCAGCGCATGCTCGAAGCCGACATGTCCGCCCCATCACCCAAAACGCATGTGGGAGGGTCTGGCAATGCGGATTAAGCCTATTTTCGCTTGGTACGATCTCTGGATCGGAGCCTTCTACGACCGCGCTAAGCGCCGTCTGTACGTATTCCCAATCCCTTGCTTTGGCTTTTATGTGGAGTGGTCTGATGCAGCTTGATTGGAGGCCCTGCAAATGCCGAGGGCGGTTTGACGTGCCTCTAGGCGCTAGAGACAGGTTTGTCGATGCGGTTACGCCTGATGGGATCGTGACTGACGCATCGGACAATATCGATTGGGGCAAGGTCAGCGAATGGCGTTACGCCCAGCCAGCACCGCCGCAAACGAATGTGAGGCCAGAAAAGGCGCACCCTCTTGCGCAATTCGGTAGCCCAGACGTCGCGCCTCTGGGTCTATACCGGGTCTATTGGAAGTCTGGCGGCTCGTCACTCGCGGCCATAGGCATGATGGAGAACGGCGACCGCTGGATCGCCCCCACGAACTGGATCAGGCCCGGAACGGTTGCCTCTGCTGGGGAATGGGGAGAGATCGAACGGCTAGAGCCAATCGAGCCGCCGCCCGAAAATCATTTGGCGGTGAGCATCAAGCCGCTCGCATGGGAAGAGGGCAACCCGGCCAATAACTACCCGGTATGGCGGGCACAGTGCTATGCCTTGGGCTTCTCGGCGAAAATCGACAAGGGCGAGCCGCTGATGTACGGCAAGTTCCCTGTGCTCATCAATGGGCGGAACGTGAGCGAGAAATTCGGCACCCTTGAGGATGCAAGGGCATTCATTGAAGCGGATTATCGTCGCCGCGTCTTGGCTTTGGTCGAGATCAGCACCCCGCCGCAAACGAATTTGGGAAGGCCCGCACCGGTCCGCCTAGGTGCAGGCCTTCTGCCGGACGCGGTACATGGCATTGACCACATAGAGTCTGAAGATGCGGCTTCAAGCATGTCACTAGATAACCATAATATTTTAACGGCCTCATTAAGCATCAGGCCTCACGCGGGGAACAATGGGGGATCAAACAGAGAAACGTCGGGAACGTGTTGCCCTTGTGACCCTAATAATGACCCCAATAACGAGAACATCCAGCCACCCCAGAACCATTCGCTCCGGCCCACGATCGCATCAAAGCCGGAAGCTCAGCCTGAGAAAGATAATGCCGGGAAAAGCGATGATGACGGTCCACACCCATCCGTAGGTTCGCTCGAGGGCGCTAAGGCTAGAGCCATCGACGAAGTACCAATTGTAGCTGACGCACTGCAGTACAGCAGCCAGGATGAACATCGTCGCTATGATCCTCAACAACCATTTCTCCATAAGCCTCACTACCATTCGACCTTGCGCACGGCAATTTTAGAGGAAGCCGCCACGGTGGCCGAGACTGGCGACTATTATGGACAGTTCCAGACGGCAGGTGACGAGCGTCGCGCGAAGGCGATCGCTGAACGCATCCGCGCCCTCGCTACCACCGGGGGATCGGCCAATGCCTAAATCAGGCCAGAACGTGAGCTTCTATAGCCGCAGCGATGAAGGCCTCTCTGGCGGCCTCTGCCGAAGCGCGCCTCTCTACAGCATTGGAAACGACTATGCACGCCATGTCATATTTCGGCCCTCTGTCGATTGGCCATCGCTGGACCAGATAATGAAAAGCTTCGGCAGGGCCGCGGACGGCTTCAGAAGAGCCGTACCCAATTCTTACATAAATCGGCGCTACCCACTCTACTCCGTAGTGCCGCTCCTCGACATCCATTCTCGCCTCCGTGCGATCCTCCGTCGCCACACGGCAATTCTACAAAAAATCGTCGGAGAGAAAACACGAAAATTCGTCTTAGTGCTTGGATTGGTCGACCGACCAGAAGCCTTCCAGCCAAGCTCGGAAGCGCTCGCTGAACATGTCCGTAAAGTACGGACAGGCGAACGGGTTAAGTCCGTCGAGGGCAGCTTGTCGACCTTCCTCGACAATAGCAGCCCGTCGCTCATCGCTGAGCGTGGGGGGAGTTCTTTCCATGATGGACTCCGCACAGAGGCGAGAGCGCAAGCATCTCCCAGCCGCCGAGAAATCGGCGATACCAGCGAAGTAGAGCGCCAGTCCGATATTGCAATGATGGCACGGCCGCAAACGAGTGCCAAAGGAAGCGATGGAGGCCAGCCTGCATGGTGCCAGCCCCCATCTATGGTCAGCCATGGTGTGTTTGGCCGAACGCACCAAATAGGACACGTGGAGCTTGAGGGCAACATTTCGCGCGAAAACCATTCGAACGCGGAGGACGGCCGATGACAGCACAAGCCGTGGTCAAAAAGTCCGATCTGGACCGCATGGCCGCAATCGCCAACGAGCGGAATGTGACGGTTGAGATCGTGGAGGGCGGGCGAACAATTCGCGTGTCGCCAATATCTCCCGCTCAGGTGGATAGAATTCCGCTTGCGCCAAAAGGTGGAGTTCGGCTTTGATGCAAGATATGCCACGTAAACTGCCATTGAACGTTATCCGAGAGAAGAACCGCCACGGAACCATCGTGTTCTATTATCGTGTCGGCAAAGGCCCCCGCACGCGCCTCGTCGGCGAACCGGGATCGGAAGAGTTCAAGCAGTCATATCGCGACGCGATCGCCGCAGAGCAACCGGCACGCCCCCGCCAACGAGGAGACAGCCGCACGCTGAAATGGCTCATCGGCCAATACATGGAAAGTCGCCAGTGGGCAGATCTAGCGACCTCCACAAGAAAGGCGCGCGGCAATCTCTTTATTCAAATGCTGAAAAATGCTGGCGATAGCTTCTTTGCCGATATCTGCAAAAAGGACGTTGAGGCAGCTCTCGATGCGCGCGCCGGCACGCCAGGCCAAGCCAATGCACTCCTGAAGGCGCTGCGCGGCGTCTTCGAATGGGCAGTCAAAGCCGACCTAACCGGCTTCGATCCGACGCATGGCGTCGACCGTCTCCAGTACAAGACGGACGGCTTTGAGCCATGGACATCTGAGGACGTTCATAAGTTCTGCATCAAGTGGAAGATCGGAACTCCGCAACGCCTGGCAATGGAGCTGCTTCTCTGCTCCGGCCTTCGCCGGTCAGACATCGTGCGCGCCGGTCGCCAACACATGAGCGGGAACACTTTCACGCTGCGGACCCACAAAACCGGCGCCGAGATCACCGTGGAGTTTCCAGATCGCCTCATGAAGGTGATCGAAAAAACGAAGACCGGTGATCTCGCCTTCATCGTCGGCGAGAATGGCCGACCGTTTACTGTCGAATCATTCGGGAACTGGTTTCGCAAACACTGCACGAAGGCCGATGTGGACAAAAGCGCCCACGGGCTGCGCAAGCTTTCCGCCACTTTGGCCGCAAATGCAGGCGCTTCATCGCACGAATTGATGGCTCAATACGGCTGGGCAACGTCCAGACAGGCAGAAATTTACACGAAAAAAGCCGATCGCAAGCGCCTCGGAATTCGCGCTTCGAAACTGGTTGCAGAACAGATTGAGATCGAACTCGCCCCGCACCTAAATCCCGGTGCGGGAAACATTCAAAATACCGAAGCAAAAACAACGGTCAAAAAATAA